CTTTAAACCAAGGACCACCTGTTGTAAAGTGTACATTCTTTGCTTCTATATCCTCTGGTGAGTGACCATCCAACCAATTCCATTCCTCATGGATAGAACCAATAAGACTATCTCTGCTAGGCAACCATTTAAACTGGTGTAGATAAGAACCACTCTGACTGTTGACAACCATAGGAGTAAGCTCTTTATTTAATTCATGTCCACAGTTAAACAACATAAGGCTTGACCAATTCTTTTTAGGATAGGTACATTGTTTCTGATTATCCATCTTGTATTCAGCAGTAGGTTCATACTTATGCTTAACACAATAGAGGGGTAGGTCAGGGTCATCATACTCTTTAAACAATTCTGTTATGTCTGTTCTTGGAAACATATCACAATCCATATACAAAGCCCATCCATCCCAAAGCATTAGGGCTGGTATAAGAAAACGACTAAAGCTAAACTGTGTAGAAAAAGGACGTTGATCTTTTGTATCAATCATCTGTCCATTAATCATTTGATAGGGTCTATATAATAAACCAGCACGTTCTAACTTTTCTTTATCAAGGAAAGTTATATCCATAGTCTCTGGTGTATCTCTCCTTAAGAGGTGATCAAGTACTATAGCAGCTACTCTCTCTTTAGGATCATACCCTATAAATATTTTATATATTCTTTCTCTTTTTTTCATTCGTATCTCCTGTAAAAAGGGAGGACACACACCATGCCCTCCCTAATCTCTTACGTAAATTCAATAAGTCTTGGCATTTTATCTTCTGGAATATTCCGTTTTAGCTTGATGATAACCATCCCATTTGTAAACGATGCTTCCGTAACTTCTATACTCTCAGCAAGATCAAATGTTTTTGTAAATGCCCGACTTGCTATGCCTTTATGTAAAATGTTCTCCTCTTCTTCTTTAGTAGAATTGTTTCCACTAATGGTTAATCTCTGTTCTTCTTGAACAACTTTAACTTCATCTTCTGTAAAGCCAGCTAAAGCTAACTCAAGTCTGAACTCCGTATCTGAGACTTCAATAAGATTATGTGGAGGATACTTGTCTTGACTAACACTATCGGATTGTCTATCCATTATTCTAGCCAGTAACCTATCATAACCTATAGCCCTCTTATGGAAGTCTTCCAGTGTAGGGGGAAGTCTGAACGACCAATTACCTTCGAGTCTTACATTCATAGTTTTCTCCTTTTCAGCAAGAGTTTATGGAACCCATCATTGGCATTCCATACATATATTATACTATATTTTTAAGGGCTTGTCAAGTCTTTTTTTTAAACTCCACAAGTTCCACCTGCATTGCTGATCTCACATATGTCATGAGCCTGTATATTATCTTCAAATTCTTCACCTAATTTCTCACTAGCTTCTGAGTAAGCAACCCTTGTTAGAGGTTGACCACCCCTACATCCATCTGGATAGCAGGTAAATCCTCTTAGTCTATGAGCATACTTAGCTAGAGTCTGGGCAAAGTCTTCTACCTTATCTTCGTTGTTATCCTCAGTATCCCATGAAGGTAGATTGATTGTAGAGGAGATAGACATATCAACATACTCTTGTACGTTGGCTTGAAAGTTTAGTCTTCTCTCATAGTCAGTAGCTAGATCAAGAGCAGAGTCAATGCTGTCAGGCTTAACACCATAAAGCTCTATCATTTCTTGAGCAGCACTATCAACAACATACTGGTAGTGCCACCTCTTGTTCTTAAGATACCTACGTTTGTAGGCTACAGCAAAGATAGGCTCAACACCAGTTGAAGTACCAGCAAGAATACCTATCGTACCTGTAGGTGCTACAGCCCTGACAGCAACAGGTACAGATATGTTTAGTTGATTAGCAAAGCTACGAGCTACCTTATCACTCTCAGCTTCATATACTTTAAACCATCTATGAAGTTCTGATGTAGTCTCATACCTATGACCACGTTGTATCAACCACTCATGTAGTCCCATCAAACCAAGGCCCAATCTCCTATTGGAAGCTCTAACTTGATACACCTTTTCGTAGGGGAGACTTGCTCGAAGGGTTCCACACAGTAGAAATTGTGTGGCAAGCTGAACGACCTCTTGCAACTGGTTAAGGTCATCAATACGAGCAAAGTTAAGACTACCAAGATTACATACATCAGAATCGTCCTCACTAGTAACTTCAGTACAGGCATTTCTGAGTGTTTCGTTTTCTTTCTCGAAGAAGTTGAACGAGAACCCCGGTTCAGCAGTTCTAAGAGCTTGACGTACATTAGTCCTAAAGACATCTCCTATCTCTCCTTTCTCCCAATAGTTTAACAACCATTCGGTATCGTAGTTTACAGATATGTTTGTCATATCTAGTGGTGCAGGGAAGTTAAAATCATCCTGCTTAATATCAAATAAAGTTTTACCTGTATTACCAACAGGCATATCAAACCAGTTCTTAGCTTTAAGAAACTTATCTACATCATCATGTTGCCAATTAAGAGAAGCATAGATAGCAGACCTACGACTACCACCTTGCATAACCTTCTGTCCTATAGAGTTAATCATCTGCATCTTAGGTATTGGCCCACTGGATATACCACCAGTACCCTTAAGGGTTTGTCCTTCAGGTCTATAGACAGAATAATCTATACCAATACCACCACCTGTCATAAGGCAGGACTCAGACTTCCAAGATAGATCAGCCCAATCCTCTCTAGTATCTTCTTCTGCTTTAAGTAGATAGCAGTTGTTAAAGAACTTCTTCTCTCTACCTGCATAGTAAAGGTAACGACCACCGGGAATAAATCTAAGATTAGATATATGATCTATCAGAGCTTCCTTATCATCCTTAGATAACTTATCCTGACATACATCCTCAACTAATGTACAAGCCAGTTCATGAAATGTCTCTGCACCTTCATGAGAATACTTGGTGTAAAATATATCTTCACTAAATTTAGATCTGAATTGTGGATTTCTATTTGATTTGAACATGCCTACCCCTTTCCCCTATTAAGTCGTTAAATAATTCTTGTTGTTCTCCTTCTTGTGGATAATGCATCTGCAATATTAACTGTGCATAATGTATTGCTTTCTCAATATCCTTCTTACCTTCACCCTTGGTACGGTGTCGAGTAATATATTTTATCACATTTCCCTCTAGGTAGTCAAGATTATTTGCATGAATATATTCTACTGGTTGAATACCACATCCTTTATAATGATTACCACCAACTTGAGTATCTAAAGGATTAGAACCATTTTGAAAATTTTCTTTTGACATCCTCTTCCCCTTTCGATTCAATAGCTTCATATGCAAAACCTCTTACCTTTTCTGGTGGTAGTCCTGCATAGAAACAAATGTTTTCAAAATCTTCACATGATGTAAAGAACCAAGAGTGTGCTTCCTCTCTATTATCTGTGACCTCACTAACCTCTCCCTCTCTTACTGGCTTTGATAAATCCACTAGGGCTTGTAATATAACAGATAGATATAAAGTTTTATAGGGATTCTTCTCACTCAAATCATATAAGTTTTCACCTGCTGATACTTTAAATTTAACCATACTGTTGTACTGGTCTGTAGAATTTACCACCCACATAATTATTATAAAAGGCTGGCTCATCTGTTCCTTCCAACGTAGATGATAATACATTGTACTTCATTTGATAGTAACACTCATAGTATCTTAGGCTCCTTTTGTTTTTAAACTCTGCAATAATTTCAAACTTAAAATGTTTCTTACCTACCTTATCAATATCTTCAATAAGATGTTTGCTTGAACCCATATAAGTTTTCCAATTAGATTCAGTTTGTTTAGTTTTCTTTTTATACTTACGATAGTTGTAGTACTGCTTACAACCTATATAAGCCTTACCAGTTTTAACATTGGTAATACAGTAGACAAAACCGAACTGTGTTAGATCAGGTTTCTTATCATACTCCCAATGCATTACCAACTT